TTAACATCCGAAGGTCTTATTGCCATTCTTGTACCTTCTGGGTAGAATAATCCCTTTGATGGCAAAAGATGAATGGGTAAATTTTTCCAATTAACTTCGAAAACAGCATCTTTTTTAACTTCCGGTACCGGTATTTTATTTTCTTCTCTTTGAGGAATAGAAATCTGTTGTGGCTCTATTTCTTTTTTTAATTCTTCTACCTTAGGGGATTCTTTTATTTCCTCTTTCGGTTCCAAAACCTCCTCCGTAGGGGTTTGTTTTATCTGTGGGGGTACGATAGGATCATATTCTAATCCTCCCATTAACTCCTTAGATCTTAGTAATTCTTCCGGTGATATACCTAATAAATTATTCATAGTTTATATTATTTATATTATATAACAAAACACAAAAAAAGAGACAAATTTATGTCTCTTTTTTTAAAATATTTTTTATATTATAAAAATGTATCTGTCCAGTAATCGCATATCCAAGAAAGAGATATACTATAGTTATTTGCTTGCTCATAATCTAAATCCATTGCAGGAATAGCTTCTGAAAGAAAACACGAAGGAATGGATACTCTTCTAAAGACATCTCCCCTTTTATTGAATATAGAAATAACCATAGATCCCACATAATCTTTTTTAATGCCCATAGCTCCCGTAAGGGGATTATAGATTAAATCCGACCATTGTCTTAGAATTTTATAAACCTCCATAGAATTAGTTTCCGGGTTTAGGTTAACTTCAAATTCCATAGTTACCGTCATGTCTGTAGTAGATGGTTCTCCCCCTGCATATCTTCTGGTAGCAAATTTGTAGTTTTGATCGATAGTTGCAGAAGGAGCAATATCAACGGCTAAGCCCGAAAGACTCTTTATCCCTTGAGCTAAAATTCCTTCTCCTTTAAATCTCTGAGCCGCAAGAGGAATACCTGCAGGCGGTTGTATAATAACCTCAAATTGATTGAGATAAACAGGTTCGTAGTTATTCCTAGATGCTGTTGAGTTACTAAAATGTGGAAGTCCAGCCATATTAATTTAAAAATTATAAAAATAAATCTTCGTAATAATCAACGGCAAATTCCATATCGTTAATTGTATATATTGTCTCGTCTGTATAGTTCAATCCCATTTCAGGAATAGCTTTTAAAGGGAAAACATCTCTACAATTAATTCTTCGGTAAACATCACCTTGCTTATTAAAGATAGAAATTAAAATATTTCCTGTGTAATCTTTTTTAAGACCCATAGCTCCTGTAAGAGGATTGTAGATCAAATCTGACCATTGTCTTAGGGTTTTAAAAACATACATAGAGTTAGCATCATTTAAATTCACAGTAAATGAAATACTAACATTCATTGTGGTTTCAGAAGGTTTAGCACCCGCATAATTTCTTTTTGCGAATTTATATTTTTGGGTAGCTACTCCTGGGCTTTTATCTACGGATAAACCACTAACTTTAGTTACGTGCTCTATCAATATACTTCCCCCTCCTACACCATTGGGGCAAGTTATTTGTGCCTCGAACTGGTTAAGGTAAACAGGCTCATACTTATTTAAAGAAGCCTGTGAATTTGAGAAATGTGGTAATCCTGCCATAATGTTTTTTAGTATATTTATCTAATTTCTAAAAAATCTAAAAAATTAATCCAATTAAACAAATTGGGCAAATCCTCCAGATGCAATACCTCCAGTTCGTGTAACAGTAATTCTATTAATAAATTTCTGTATACCTCTTGCTGGCTCTATGATAACATCTATAACCCCCATGTTCATATCTATGATAGCTGGTGTGTTATTAGAAGTATCCATAATAGTTTGGTAAGCATAAATTCCTCCTCCTGATTGAACACCATCTAAATAATTATCTACTAATGTCTTAATTTCAAGTCTAATAGAATCTTCGTTAAAATCAAATAAGTAATTAGAAAGAATAGATTGAACATCGCTTTCTACAGAAATTAATAGATCCCTTACGTGTAAAAGATTAAATGCTGAATTTACTGTTTGGTAAGCTGTTTGGTTACCGAATATTACAACACCTACTCCTGTCCTTTTTATTATAGGATTTATACCGAATGGTTCTAGATTTCCTCTATCCTCGTCTGTAAAATCATATTCTACACCTACTATAGTACCCCCTGAAAGAACTCCTCTTTTTTGCCCTGCAACTATAGAATAAGGTTCTCCTGCTGCAAATTTTCTAACATAGTTATTAGAAACAAATGCTGCTGGCGGAACATTTATATTTCTATTAGATTCCCTAATTGTGATATAAGGAGAAAAGAATCCACAAAATTTAGAACCATCGTCTTCACTAGGTAAACTAAATGTGTAAGACGGATTAAGAGCTAAATTACCTCCTTCTGCAATATATCTGGTTTGTAAAGCCGGATAAGGATTAACTGCAGTAGGTGCATCGGTAAATCTAGGATCTGTGCTATTTCTAAATTGAGTAATAGAAGGAGCATTAATTAATGCCATTGCTTGCTGTCTATTTTTAGCAAGTAAGCTTAATTGACGTTTAGAATTAGGTAGAATCTGTCCGGAGAAAGTATCTACTACGTATCTAAAACTAATTATATCTTTAGCTGCTAATGTCTTAGCTATATTTGTATCAAACATAACATCTAGGATTTCAGAAACTCTAGCATCTGTTCCATTAGGTCTGTGTGATTCTTTCATTGCAAACCCTGAAAGATATGTAAAATCAAAAGATGTAGTAAATTCAGGAATAGATTTAAATTTCTGAACTCTTTCACTTGTTAGCCCAGAATAGTAAAGAACTGGTCTTGCGCATACTACTCTATAAATTCCAGAAGATGTGGTCGAAGCTACCGTAGTAATTTTAGCAAGTCTTTGCTGCTGATTTCCTGTAGGAGGTACACATATATCTAAATCTGTAGATACTATTAAATCGCCTACAGAGAAAGGTACATTTCCGTTAGCGTCTTCTACAACATTAAATGTAGTGGGATTTATCTGAGTTGCATCTACAAATTCAGATATTCCTCCTGCTTGAGAAATTATATCGATTTTTTGATCAGATACAGGTAATCCTGAATTATCTGAAGCATAAGAAGGGGTTAAACCTCCTCCAAAAGTAGCTATATTAGTTATTGTAGTATCATTTCTAGAAACATTGGTAAATGCTCTAGTGTAAACTAAATTGAATTGATCTCTGTCTACTGTTTGTTGGAAACCCATATATTGTAGGGATGTTCCATCATCATTTAGCCATATTAAATCTCCATCTACAATTTCATTGTATTTATTATCTACGTAAAGCTCCGAAGCATTATACCCTAATAGAACATTAGAAACCCCAAGAGGTGCATTAGGTCCAGTCACTCCATTAGGGGTAGAAACACTTTCTATATCTAGATAATCTGAATTACCAAATTGATAAGCAGATGTGTAGAAAGGTCTATTACTTCCAGAAGCCCCTGTATTATAAGAGGCTAGATTAAATGTTGGGCTTACCACTACACCTTGGGCTCTATATGAAGCTATATCTAAAGGATGGCTAAATAATATTCTCAATTCGCTTCCTACTTCGGTAGTTCCTGTAACTTTAAGTTTAACTAAATCCCCTTCTTGATATTGATTAATTAATGCTCCGGTTAAACCTGCGATTCCTTGTACTACTCCTAATATGAATTTCTGATCGCTTGAACTTGTTACCGTTAAAAATTCTTTTAATAAGGTTTTTTGGGCAGCTGTAGATATACCTCCAGTTGCTCCTGTAGTTCCTGATGTTTGAAGATAATGTAATCCTCCCTCGAATAAAGTAGAATTATAAGGAGCAAAAGACTGATTAATAATACCTGCGGTTGCACCGGTAACTCCTGGGTTTAAAGTAAATAATGTACCAACTTTAGCTCCTGTAGTAAAAACTGTTGCCCCTGTTGCTGGGGTAAAGAAAGGTCCTGCTCCGGTAACTCCTATTACATTTTGTGTGTAAAGGTAATCTGCTACTAGGACTTGATCATAACTTAGAAATTTAATTCTAGGTGTTGCAAGATCTCTATCTCCTGAAAGTTCATCTATTAAATGATTACCTACTAAATCTATTTTATATGGGCTGTTACAAATATCATCAAATGCTTGTTCGTCAATAGCGCAGAATAAACCTGTAGAAGGAGTATTTTGATTTACTAAAGTTTGTATGTATTGGTTATTTCCGTTTAAATCTACGAAATCAGGTATGATACACCCAGTAACCGAAGTTACTATATTTACATCTTGATTAGCTAAGAAATTATCTATTTGGCTTTTTACGAATCCATTATTGGTAAAGTAAGAACTCCATTTAGGGTCTACCGATAAAGCTTGATAATTAGTCCAATCCCCTGATACTGCAATTACATCAATAAAATAATCTGAAATATAATCATAAGGATGCATAAAGGAAGGAACATTATTTATTCCGTACCAATCTGCTGCAAAAATATTAAATCCTAATAAAGGAAATATAGAATCAGTAGATTTTCTAGTAATTATACTTACCGGACTTTTTCCTAAATTAGTTAAACTAAATAATTTTCCCTGATCCGCCACACTTAATGTAGCTAAGAAATATTCAGGATCCGGAAAAAAGAATCTTTCTTTATTGTAATATGAAGAATATAACTTTGGGGTAATTACCCCGTTATATTGTTCTGTATCCAAAGAAAAAGATTTGTATGTAACTTCATCTGGTGATGCACTAGATTCGTCGTCATTTAATCTAAGAAGATTCAACGCAAAAACAGGTCCTTGACTCAAACAAGTGAAAACCGATCTGTGAAAGAAAGACCCCTTATTTTCTAAGGATCTATCTATATCTCCAAATATAGCAATCATTGTCGTAGCATCCGGTATATAAACCGGAGTATTGAAAGGACCAATATTAGAGAATCCTACAACTAGACGAATTGTTTGAGATGTTAGTATAACATTTTGGGAAGCGTCAAACTCCAACGTATAAACTCCAGAAGCTTTAAACTGAGAGTAGTCTATTTTAATCTTACTTGCCATTATAATAATATATTTTTAGTCAGTGTATATATCGTATTTGATTTCAATTTCCTCGGAAATATTTAAGAATCAAATTAAACCGCTAAAATCCTTATAACTTTTACCTTCTTTTGTTATATAAATATTTTTTGAATTTCCCTCCGAATCGAATTCAGGGGTATTCATACCCTCTATTTTATTTATTATTATATTTTTATAATCACTATCTTCGAGCTCATCAAATAATTCTCCTACCATTTGTCCAAAATCATATCCGTCAAAAAGTCCAGATAAATTAACTAGTGTCATAGCAACATCATCATGTCCGCTTTGTGCAGAATATGTTCCCCTAGAATTTAAGCCGAAGGTAAACATTTCTAAAATTGTATGTTTTTTTTCCGTTATAATTATTCGGTCTTTTCTAACGAGCGACCTTAATAATTCACAGTATTTCATTTTTATCTTTTCGTTATATTTTATTCCAGGCTTAGCTAATCTGGCATTTTCTGTGTGTTTTGTAAAAAGAAACATTTCATCATAAAAATCATCTTTAGATATTAGCTTTTCGTAAAACATATCTCCCTTATAATTCATCTCCAAAGCTATTTTAACTCTATCCGGATTAAATACTTTAAGAATTAAATTAATAACTATTTTTGTAAAATCATCAAGATTTATATTATTTTCTCTAAATAAACCAATTTGTATAAGACCAAAAAAATCAGATTCATCTTCAAAATCATCAATTTTTTCGATAATTGATTTAGGTAAAGGGGTTAATTTAAATATATTCAATACTGTATAATCTCCTTTATTGCCTTCGCTAAGATCTATAGAGAAAACATATCTTTTACCTTCTTCGTCTGCATCATCTATATTAAATTTGGGATGCCATGTTAGATTTTCATAATTGATATCCGTATCGTGAAGGCATTCGATTTCTGCCCATTCATATTCGGATTCATTATTTTTAATTTTTTTTAATTCATTAGACCCTAGGAGTAATGTAGAAGAACTTAAAAACTGATTACCATATTCCTGGTTGAATAATTCTTCACTGCCTAGATTGGCCATCTCTGTTTGTCTCCAAGCTTCATCCCTTCCCGGTACTTGCCACCAGTCCACTCTAATCGGATTGAAACTATTTTTACCTTCTAAAGCTAATTGATAGATCTCATAAAACTTATTCATCCCGTTGGGGGTAGAAGTTATTATAATTCTAGAAACTTTAGAAGAAGAAACCGTAGGGTAAGTAGATCTAAAGAAAGCTTCAATGAAATTAGGATTAATGTGGGCAAACTCATCCATATACAGAAAGTGAATAGTAAAACCAATACCTGATGTTTTGGTAGTAGTTTTAGCTAAGATTCTGCAGCCATTATCAAATTTCATTGACATGACATTATTTACATTCATTCCGGGTTTAAGGAAAAAAGGTAATCCTTTAATTATATGCTTTATCTTATCCATTAGCTCTTCCGCTGTATCTCCAACGTTAGCTAATATCATCGCATTTTTATCATGGTTAAAAAGTAGATACCAAACTAAAATTATTGATGAAGTAATAGATTTACCAACCTGTCTAGGGGCTAAAAATATATTCATCCTATTATTCTGGTATTCCTTAAGAACCGAAGTTTGGTATTCTCTAAGTTTTATATAATTTAAGCCAGTATCTGTCATTACCTGGCAATACTTGGAAAAATACGTAACGTCCTCAGCACATTTTTTTATCTCTAATGTTTCTTCTTTGGTGTATTCAAAAAGAACATTAGCTCTTTTTAGCTCTGGGTTATTATCATGGAATGGATTATCAACACTTTTAAAGTCAAGCCCTTCTTCGTCAGCTTTTCTTAATATTTCATTTACTCTTTCGGTGGACCAATAATTACTTTCGTCCTGGGTTTCCCCTATTTTTTTATTTTCTATCATATAAAAATTTAAGAAAACATATCGTCATCCAATTCGTAGGTATCATCTTTTTTTACATCGTCAGATTCTATCCTATCAACATCTATTATTTTTTTATATCTTGCATTAACAACAGATCCGGGATCCATTTGTTTTATTTTTTCCTCGTCGATTTCTAAAACTTTAACGTCTTGAATTTCAGGTCCTAGGAGTTCTCTGAGCCCTTCCATCATATTTTTTGTTCCCCTACTTTTTATAGTTCCATTTTCGGAAACTGAACTAGCTGAAGGAACATAAAGATCGCCTTCGCCAGATTTTTCCATTGATATCCCGTTATTATGATTTTTTTGATCTATTTCATTTCTTAGTCTTTTATACCCCTGTTCCATTCTTTCCATATAATTCTGGTAATCTTTAGGCATCTGCATAATTTGGGACTGAAGCTGACCTAGAACTTCAAAAAGTCTTGGGTGGGTATTTCCTAATTCTATTTCTTCTAATATTTTAGTTATTGCATGTTGAGCAGATTTTAACTGAAACATCATAGCAGAAAGATTTACCGCATCCATTTTCTTTTTATGTTCGAGGTGATCTGCTCCTCCCATTTTATCTGGATCTACGTAAAAATTTGTTAATGAATCTAATAAAGTCTTAGCTTCTGTAAAAGCTGTAGATTTTTCCTCGTTATAATTCATTAAATCAGTGGTCTTTAGTCTTGGAAGATCTAGACTATTAGAATCTATAACACTATCCAAAGATTCCTCCATTATGATAGAGTCCAAACTTTCTTTCATTCTTTCCTCTATAATTTTTTCTGGCTTCGGTTTTCTTCTTGGCATATATTATCTATTTCTTGCAAATTTAGGAAGTCCTAAAAGAGGTTTACAGTTATCAATTATACGTGAATTTTGTTCATCCCTAACTATATTTTGATTTAATACAGTGGACTGTACATCTATATCTATCATATTCTTAAATAATCTTACATTGCTAAGATAAATTGGACCTGTCCATATCTTATAAGTATTATTATCTGTTCCGTAGAAAGGATCTTCTGTTAGATTTACTATCCAACTAGACCCGGTAGACCCGGTAGACCCAACTATGGTGTTAGGAGAATCAAAAGCTAATGATCCCGTTGCCGAATTATATGAGGTGATATTAGAAATTTGATAATTACTAGCGGTCTTGTATACCGTAATAGATTGGCCTGCAATGTAATTTAGCTGGGGCTCTATGGCTATACCCCCGCTGCTTCCGAGTTCAAAATAAGTATCCGAATGTGCTAAATAGTTAGGTTGTGGGCTAGCAGGGGCATCAAATATAAAATCAGAAACAAAGCTTCTTAAATCTTGATGAACAGAGATTAGATTAGAAGATTGTCCTAATGTATCCTGTGGATTAAAAGATATAGCCCATCCATTTATGGATATTTGTTTGTACTTATTAGATAGATTAAATACTAATCCGTACCATTCAGAATAAGTAGGAATAAATTGAAGAGTTGAATTAAATTCTTCATCGTTTATTCTTATTATAAAACTTCCTATATTTAAAAAATTTACTCCTTTATCATCTACTACACCCGAATGCACTATATCTATTCTTATCCCGTATGTAACGGATTCAATTTCATATAAGCCATCAAGAAGGTTTCTACTTTGTGCTTTTTGCATTTTCCAAATTATAGGAACTTGAGAAAAATTAACAGATTTATTTTCTATCGTAAAAGTGTAATCGTCTATAACACTAAGAACTTTATATCCACCGGTATGTGTTTCGTCTCCTGAAATAGCAACATACCCTTCTGGATTATCGGAATAAGCCGTCCATGCAGAAAGTCCATGCTTACTAGGAAAAGAAGAAAAAGTAAGGGTACTGGAAGTACTAGAGGATAAAGTTAAATTTCTTACCGGATAAGAATTTTTAGAAAGACTTTGAGCATTATAAACATTCCTCATAGAGAACCAACATGTATATGAAAATTCTTCGTCCGAAGATAATTTAGGTAATTCCTTATACCTTATAGCATTTCTGTAGCTTCCCACCTCAGTAGTAAATTCAGGAACATAATTGAAAGCTGAAGATAGATCATAATAATGATTGAAAACTATTGTCCAGTTATTATTTAGGTCATATCCTACGATTGCTAGATCTTTATATATGTAAGATCTTACCGGATCCTGGGATAAAGTATTTATGATTCCATATTGTTGAGGTTTTGCTATCTTTTTCTCTTCCGCAGATATTTCTTCTCCGAAAAGAGATTCCGTAGTTAAAGATATTCCTTCCAATTCTTCTTTGTAAGCAGGATCTTGGTAATACGTATTGCTTTTTGGCTGATATTTTTTTAATTCTATTTTAAAATAGACAGGAGAATACATAAAATCTCTAAATAAATACATAGAGTTTATTTCATATATTCTATTGGTTAAAGGAAAATAAATTATATCTCTTTTTCTAGGTTGTGATCCGTTTCCAAAATTTTGTTCGAAATACCTTTTGTCTATGTGTATTTCAAAAGGTTCTTCGAATTGAAGCCCAAAAGGGTCAAAGTTTATTTTATTATCGGGAAATTGATTTCCCGGAACCATAACTTTAACGCATTTCTCGTCAACCACATCAAATATAGTATATTCTCTAAGGGAAACATCCCTTCCCCTTGCTTGCGGCTGTACTGAATAATAATTTACTTCGAACCCAAATATATTATTAACCATATAACTTAGGTCGTTATAAAGATTAACCGCTTTATTTACATTATAAGGCTTAAAGGTAAATTTACAATCCGAAAATATTATAGGTCTTTTTGAGATCTCATTTGAACATAACGGGGAAGGGTATACGATAAGAGATTCAATAGGATTTGCATAAGTTATATCTAATTGGAAATCGGTTATAACTATATTAGAATCCATGGGAGAATCTGGTATCTGTATAAAAGTACCGTCTGGGTTTTTTAATATGGAGGTAAATCTAAATTCTGGATAGAATTTATTATTGGGGTCCAAAGGGATTTCGTAAATCTCAGAAAAATTATTGGTTATTCCGTTTAAAGCTGTTCCTACATTTTCCCAAAGAGAAAAGGTTTTACCGTCAACTGAATACCTAAATTCTATAGAAATATCTTCTGAATCTAATGCGGTACCGTTGTTGCTACTGTTTAAAGTGTTTATTATCCACCCGTTATACGAAGAAGCTCTTTCGAAAGGAGTATCCCATGTAAGAACCCTATAGTTACCTATATAAGTAAAATTAAGGGAGCTATCTAATTGCTCTATTCTTAAATCGTACTCGTTTGAAGTGGAACATGGTTTATAATAAGAATTTCCGTTTTCAGTTACCTGATGATATCCCTCGCACCCTATTTGTTTAGCCCTTGCTAAAGCTGAATCTATAGTGGAATATAAATTGTCAGTAGAACTATCTTTATTTTTTTGTGTATTCTGAAGCCCGTCTTGATAAGCATATCTTGGATCAGATAAGTCATACTGTTCTCCGTTCCCGTTATACACGGGAGTTCCTTTTTTTGGAAATTTATCCTGGGGGTAAAAATTCATGTCCGCTATTTATTATTATATATCCGAAGCGGAACAAAAGGGGTTTTGGATTATAATTTTATTACAGTTCCGGTTTCAAAATTGTATTGGCAAGGACCATATTCTGCATCTAATTTTTTCTTAAGATCCATTTCAACCGATCTGATTTTTTCTGCATCCCCGCAAAGATTTTCCAATTGTAGATTCATGAGATGTAGATCTTTCTCATATAATGAAATCTCGATTCTTAATCTTCCTATTTTGATAACATTTTCAGTCAATTCATTTTTTAATTTTTCAATTTCTGAAAATAACTCTTCGTTTATTTTAATTTCTTCTGACATAATTTTTTATATATTATAGAAGATACAAAAAAATAGTTTCAATTATTTAAAAAGGAATTCCTGTGAATTTATACCAAAAGTTTCCAGTGCGTACATACATATCAGGTCCGCTAAAAGCAAAATCCCCTGTATTTCCAGGAGAAGAAGTCGCTCCAGGTACAGAAACTATATTAATAGATCCAGTTGGTCCTGTTGGTCCAGTAGATCCTATTCCTGTTGATCCAGTAGGCCCGGTAGTCCCTGTACTTCCCGTAGCCCCTGTTGATCCTGTACCCCCGGTCGGTCCTGTAATTCCTACTAGAGAATAGATTAGATCAGACCAAACATCTATACCGTTACCTATCTTGTATCTACCGGTATCTGTTTCATATCCAAATTCTCCATCAAGCAGAATAGGATCATTGGTATTCCAATTTAATGTGGTATCTCTTCTTATCTGTACTCTAAAAGCCATTGCAATTTTTTCTTATATATCTAAAAAGTTAAAGTAATTCTCTATTGTTAGGTCCTGAAGTCCCTCCTGTTTTTAGATTCATTCTAATCCCACTTTGCATAAGATTACCTTTGAATTTTTCGGTAGAAAGGTCTTTTTCAGGAAAATAAGTTTCTAAAGCTAAAGAAAAATTAAAGTCTATAAAAGGAGGGTTACTCTGAAAAGTAAATTCCGTAGATTTTGTTATCTCGTAGGATTCCGGAAATCCAACTTGTACAGGAATTCTAAATCCTTCATATTCAAAGCTAAAAGTAAAAGTCTTATAGAATATAGTAACTGCACTCTGGAATAGCTTAAAAGCATCTATAAGGGTATCAGTTTTCATTGCTACATTAATAGGAACATTTAGGGGGATAGAATTAGTAAAAGAAGAAAAAGTTTTCATCTGCCCAGTTTTATCCTCCACCGCATAATTCATTCTTGTAAATTTGTTAGTTAACCCTCCGGTATCTAAATCTACTCCTTGGAACGTAACAACTCCTCTAGGAATTATATCATAATTTCCTTCTGCGTGTATTTCGTCGGTTTTACAATTGACGTATTCTAAAAAGCTATCTTGCAGGAAAGGTTCATCCCCCGTTAGCGAAAAATAAAAAGGTACGTAAACCTCTAGTATTTCTTGTTGGTCATTAACTTGGATATATTTGAGTCTATCATTAAGAGAATTTAATAGAGCAACTATTAAACTTCTTAAGAAAACATCATCCATATTATATTTTTCTAAAAATCCTGACATAATTTAAAAAGTTACATTTATAAAGTTAGTTCTTGTAAAACTTGTAGATCCGGTAGAATTGGAAGCTGTTAGTGTCACTGAATATATTCCCGTTACCCCATATGTAACTATTGGGTTCTGCAAAATACTTCCTGTTGGTGAAGCAGTTGCCCCAAAATTCCAATTCCACCCTGTAGGACCAGCATTGAAAGGTAGAAAGGGGCTGGTGTCTTTGAATCCTACTGTTCCTCCTGGTATTATGGTAACGGAAGAAGTTAACCCAGTTGCACTTGTAAAATTAGTATAAGGTGCAGAAGCAATTGGTCCCCTTTTAGAAGTTACCCCATTAGGAGTTGAATCGAAATCTGGATACCCTATAGGTGTGTCATCTAATCTTCCTGGTGTTATTTGTTTTAGTATAGAGATCTCAGCATATCTTACCAGTAGGGGATTTCCCGTAGAATTCACATAGGTAGGATGTATAAAAGTTCCAGTTTTGTAAATTTCTAATGTTAGAGAAGAAATGTTAGAAATCGAATACCCTGACATTTGTGAGAAATCCACTGTACTCATTGGACTTAGCGTATTGATTACTACGAAATTTTTAATTAAAGAAGCAACACCAACCCCATTTGGACTATCGAATTTAACAAAGAAATAAGAAAATTTAGAAACTTCTTGAAGAACTGGTCTTCCTTGGGGATTTGTTTTATCTGTAAAAGGTATAGGTACCTTTGGTCTTTCTTTTAGTAAACCCGTCCCTAGTAATCCCTGACCACTGCTATTTTCTTCAAATAGATTTACCGGAATTTTATTAAGACCTACGACATTACTATTTTCCTTTGCAATCTGATCTTGCTTTTGCCGGGAACTTAATTCTTTACTTGTCTGCGGTGTTTGTCTGGATCTCAATTCTATTCTTTTTCATATATATCAGAAAAATAAAAATTAGAATTTATCCAAAAGAATAGAGGAAAAATTATTTGTTTTGGAAACCTCCAATTTCCAATCGAATATTTCATGAGGCATTGGAGCATGGTTTATAACAAATATATTAAGACCCATATCTCTAGAACTTTTTTGAAGTATTTTTAAGATAGAATGGACTCCATCTGGATCTACTGAACTGAATAATTCATCAAGAAAAAGAAGATTTATAGAACTGAATTTTAATTTCATCAATTTCATGATAGAAATTAGGACAACAAAATCTATTTTTTTCATTTCTCCCGTACTAAGGGTTTGGATGGGAATTTCAATACCCATGTGATAAAGGGAAGCTTTAAATTCCTCATCGAAAATAATTTGATAATCCAAATGCATTTCCCTCATAAGATCAAATATTTCAGAGTTCAAAGAAGGTAATATGGTTTTAACTGCCATTTGTTTAACCCCTCTTTCCCCTAGAATATCATCTAATAACCTTAACCAATTATTTTTTTCTTCAGTTTTAAAAGATTCATCGGATAGATTTTCTCTATCGCCTTCCATATTTTCTATAATTCTTTTTAAAGCCTGGATTTGCTTATCGCTATCTTTGTTCTCTATTTTTTTAAGGTCCCTTATAACAGTGGATATTCGGGTTTCAATTTTTGCACCTTTAGAAATAAGATCAGTTTTTCGGGTTTTAATTTCATTTTCGGTAGATTTAAGGTCCGAAAGGGTAATTTCTAATTCTTTTATTTTAGTAAAATATTTTTCTCTTTCTTCGGTAAAAGAATCTTTAGCACACTTATGAAATTCTGTATCTAAAGAACTCTCGCATGTTGGACATTTATCTAACTCATATAATTTAAGTCTTCTAGAAAGATCTTGATATGCTGATTTATTTTCAACTAAGGTTTGATTTGATTCTTTAAGAATAGAATAAAAATCTGATTCATCTTTTTTAAAATCCTCTATGTGTTTGCTGTGTATGTCCTGAAGGGTTTTAAATTTATTTAATTCCTCATTAAGATTATTTATCTCTTGCTTTGCTTCCTCTTCTATTTCGGTCAAAAGAGAATCCATTTCTTTATTGGATTTTGCTATGGAATTATTCATAGATTCTAGATTTCCTGATATAACATCAAGACGATCTTTTATTTTCTTAGATTCCTCTTTTAACGTGTCCCTCATTTTATTTAAAATTTGGAATCCAAATATCTTGTCTACTATAGCTCTCTTGTCCTGTGGGCTCATTTTGATAAAAGACTTAAAATCATTTATCGAAAGGGATATAGTGTTATTAAACACGTAATACGGGATGCCTATGAGGTCTTCAGTCAAGTAGTCTTGTACATTTCTAGATCCTGCCTGATCATAAAGAACTCCGTTTAAAGAAAGATTAAGATAAGAAGGTTCTAACCCTCTTTCCACTTTAATTATATTACCATTAGCTTCAAATTCTATAGTAACTTCAGCATGTCCGTTTATTCTATTTGGTATATCGGATAATTTTTTACCTTCTATTTTACCATAAAGGCCAAAAGTAATTACCTGAGATATAGAAGATTTGCCAGCTCCGTTTTCCCCTATAATTTGAAAAAGCCCATTTGCTTCTGTAAAAGATAGGGATTGTTTTTTATTACCATAAGAAGAAAAATTCTTCCATTCTATTTTCAATATTTTCATTATCTTATAGGGTTTTGGTCCTGCTCGGCAACTAAATTATGTAATTTCTGTAAGCTCGAAAGAATTCTAGCTTTGGTTAAATCATCGGTATCCATTCCTTTAACATATTCATCTATGAAATCCATAACGTTAAATATTCTTCCCTCGGTATCTAATATCTGTTGGGTTAAATTATTTGCTTGATTAGGATCATAAGGGTGAAAATTTACGGATCTTTGGCTTTGTATAGAATCAGTTAATATACTTAAAGGGGCTTTTAAAGACATAATAGGGTCTATCATTATGTCTATAAAATTATTTTTAAATTCCGATTCTAATTCATCTATAGTTTTTTCTAGTATCTGATCAAAAATGTATTTTTTAAATCTCGGAGAAAAATCATTGGAGAAAAATTTCTCTTCGTTTTTTTCTAGATCCAAAAGAAGTATTCCTTTAGGATTTCCCATATCTGATCTCGTCAGTTCATATGGGGATCCTAGCATTCTAATATTACCTACCTCCTGTGCATAATGTATATGTCCAGAATAAACTCTAGTAAATTTAGAGAATTTTTTAATTTCTGTTCCAGTCTCTACTTTTACATATCGGCTAAAACTTAATCCTCTAATGTCTGCATGACAGCAAAGATAATCATGGGGCTTTGCAAAATCCAAAGTTTCTTCTTCTTCCTTATGATCTTTTCTCCATGGCATCATAAAGAATTTCTTATCCCCCAGTATTAAAGTATGAGGATCTTCTAATATTGTTATGCCGGGTATCCATTTTATAGATTTCAAGGAATTTACGGTATTTGACATTTTACCAAATATATCGTGATTACCAACTATAAAATAAACTCCATCTTTAAAAATATTAGACATCTCTTCTACAACTTCAACACCTAGATTTAAAACTTTTAAGTTTATACTTTGCCGAGAATCATAGAAATCACCACAATGAATAAGAACATCTCCTGGTCTATAGTTTTTCCTAACTAAAGGGAAAAACCAATCGAAGAAATATTCTCTCATAATAGATTGCCATTCATTAGAGCTGTTTCGAATACCTAAATGGGTATCCGTTATGAACCACACTCTTTTCCCGTTCAGATTTTTAATTATAGGGTATTTCATATTAAAAGAGTCTTTTTATCTTCTTTTTAGATAGGATATGAAACTTAGTTTCAAGTTCATTTATGACCATTTCCTTGTATTTTATAGGAATTATTTCATAAGCTTTTATGTAGCTAACCCCTATATAATCACATATAGATACAAATTTTTCAGAAAAAGAATATTCGGTTTCTTCTAATTTTTCTAGCACTTCTTCAAATACATAGGGAACTAAATCTTTTGGTATTTTCTTTTTATAATTTAATGGAAACCATCTGGATTCCTGGAATGCACTATAAATTAGTTCTTCTAATCTTATTCTATGATTATGATCTTCTTCGTCATAATATTGGTCTAAATATGAGTTATCCGAATCTACCTCGTAGCTATCAACATATTCATAGTCTTTAGTAGGATTATTGTGTGCTCCTAAGATTTTATCACCTAAGACCTTCTGGGGCTGGGGTGCTTCTATTTTTTCTTCGCTCATATTTTTTATTCTGTGTGCATAGGTTTGGATATATCCTCTATAATTCTCATGTATTTGTAATCCACATTAAAAATTTTATGAGCATTTTTATACCCATCTTCCCTATTAGCTAATAATTTTAATTTATATTCCCCGTTGGAATACATTATAGGATCTTGTATAATACCAAACATTCCATCTACAGTTGCAACAAGACCTGATGATTCTGCTGCAGAGTTTATAGAAAGATCAGAGGCATCAAAATCTCCTTGTTTTGTTTGGGTTGCTGTTATTATTGCCCATTCATTCCTAACTGCCATTCCCCTTAAATCCTCTGCAATCTGTTTAATTTTCATATACGTATTCTCGGAATTTGGATTTCTCCAATTCTTCATAATATTAATATAGTCAATTACGATTATTTTAAATTTAATTCCTCTTGTCTCTTCGACTTTCTTTAAGTAGTTTTCTATATCATTAGTAGAAGCCTGGGAGGTTGGGAATTCTTTTATTAAGAATTGTCCAGGTACACTAAAATTATCATAAGCGACATTATTAAGCTTCTTTTTCATTAGCTCTTCGTCGTTAGATATTTGATTGTATTCGGAGATAGGTATATTTAAAAGGTTAGATCCTACTCTTTTTGCGTATTTTCTATCCCCCATTTCTAAAGATATGATAGCAACATTATGGCCTTTTTTCATTCCCTGTATGGCAAGATTACCCATCCAAAGGGATTTACCTACTTTAGGCATACCCATAAAAACATATAAAGCTTTTGCTGAAAACCCTCCACCTAATACAGTATCTATAAAAGGAAATCCGCTTGAAAAAGTTCTGTGGGATAATTGTTTATGACTATCAGGATTGAAAAAATCTAGTCCCTCGTCAAAATTAAAATCTATATTATTTCTTTCTAGAATTATTCTTTTGAAATTATCAATAACTCCTCTGATGTTCTCTGAATCTACAGGACTTGACTGAATATACTTAAGTCCGTCTACTGCAGATTTAGTTAGTGTTTTATATTCTATAAAAAATTCAGTGGTTTCTTTTAACCAAACATCTTCGTATTTTCTTAGATCTATATTAAATAAGGATCTAATCTCATCAGAAGAAACATTATCTGTCTTTCCCTGAATCTTAAAGGATTCTATTATCTGTTCGCATTTCGGTATTTCGTGGTATTTAACCCAGAAATCAGAAAATACTATCATTATCTCACTTAAAGAATCATTAGTGAAATAAGAGGGTAGACAAGTTTCTAAATAGACAGGATTTTCTATTATGTACCTTAGTAATATATTTTCCGAATGAGAAAGCTCCATTAAAAGAAATTAGTTTTTTAGTTTATACCACTTTTTAGATGCAGATGCCTTTTTA